CTGATACTTTAGCACGTTAAAGTGTTAAACTTCACCGCGTTAAAGTGGTAACGTGTGGAAGTATGAAGAAATCATGTCACAATTATTAACAAACTATGAACTATAAAAGATCAATAAAATTCGTACATGTAATTAAAAAAAATCAGTAGACAAAAAATCAAACCGTGGTACTATATACATGTAACAAAGATAAGAACACAGAGCAAAGAAAGTGAGGATTGAAATAATGAAAGATGAACAGAAACAAGAAATGGTAAGATTGATTAAAGAAGCGGGGGAATGTTTAAAATGTGGGCGTACTATAAGAGAGTGTAAAAACGACAGGTTAAAAAAGATGATGGAGAAAATCGCCGCTAACGCGGTATGTATAGGACTTTATAATTTCAATCGTTTCATTATTTCAAATATTGGTGATGGTGATTTTGCATCAATTAAATTAGGGTGGGGTAGTGTAATAAATGATTTCAATAGATGTATGAAAATCATTGATAATGAGGGCGAAAACCTCAAAGACATTCTTACACCCGAAGAAATTACAGAAGCAACGAACTACACAATTTTCGAGCAAACAGGTGAAAACGAGGATTGACCATGGGAAAACAAATCAGACGTGTAAACGTACCAACAGGAGCACGTATTAACTTTGTAGACAAACGCACAACTATAAAGGAGACATTGGCAGATGGTACAATCAATTATTATGACCTCAACAATTCGCTGTTGTGTGAAGGGTACTACACAAATCAGATACGTGGAACTTTACAGAGAGTGGAAACGGAGACAGAGATTTACTATACCTTTACTTTTAATAATGGTAGTAACACGCACTATAGAAACTTTTATAAATTGCGAACTCTGTAATTGTATCATATCATTATCTGGTTTACCGCCGTAGGATCAACACAACACGCAATATAATCTATTTGATCAAATACTACATAACATTACACTTCAAACAAATAACACAAAAAGGAGATTTTAAATTATGAAGAATTTCAAACTAGTATCTGGAGACGAAAAATGCGTAAAGCTCGTAAAAATCAATGGTACAACAGCACTTGCGAAGGACGCAAAACCATCTGGTAAGCTTTTAGGAATTGTAGTTGGTACTGATGATGTAACAGGGAAAATCACTTACTATCTCTGTATGGAAACTGAAGAAGGTTTTGGCATTTACGCAACAGGTGTTGCACGTGAAATTGACAAGATTTCCGATTTGTTAACGGATGCTATTGCAGATGGGCATGATTTTATCATTGAATGTACAACAGGTATTTCAAGGAACTCTGGACAGACATTCTTTAAAATTATGGTAAGAAACTTTTAAACGCGGCAAACGGTCAACAGTGCGGTTGACTCCAAATAATAGAACGGAAGCTAATCAAGTTTGTTCATTTTACATCAATAAGGGGACTGGAAACAGTCCCTTTTATAAATACATAATGTTAACAATTTGTTTACAAAATATCTTATATTTGTTCATATTTATATGTCAAACTGAAAGAACAAAAATGAAAGTGAGGTATTGAATATGTATTTAGAAAGCCAATTATTAGAACTTCAACACGCTATTGTCTTGAGAGCACTTGATGATATTAAAACACCTGTTTTGAGACTCAAGTATTACAGAGAAGTTAGAGAATCACTCGATGTATACGCTCCACTCTATCACATGACAGCGGAAGAAATGATTCAAAGCGCAATAGCAAGCGGCTACATCGAGCCTTTTACAGAAAGAGAGGTAGAGGAGTATGGCAAGTAAGCAAAAAGAGCGTGTTGGCGAAGTTCAACGTGCAAAAGGGATTTTATATGACGTGTCTAATGGAAAGTATGTCTTGCTCAAGAAACACTACACAAAAGATGAATCACTTCTGTTGCTTAGAACATTAGGCAAAAGAGCACAAACCAGACTTGCAACCCTTAGAGAATATTTTAGCGAACGCGGTAAACGTTATACTGGGGAAATAAATCCTATCTATGATAGATATAAAGGGTTTGACATTAAGTATCAAGGTTTATCCTTGCAAGCGATTCAGAAAAAAGTATCAACCGCTATCGAGATATTAAATGCTAAACAATCCACTTACACGGGATATAGACAGCTACAAAATAAAGCATACCAGAAAATGATAGAGAATCACCCAAAACTCAAAAACCTATCTTTTGAAGATTGGAAGAAAATGACAACATATATGGGTGCTTGGCAATCAGCTCATGAGGGTGAGCAGTATGATAGTGAACAGCTACTTGCTTATGCTAACTGGGCTGGAAATACACTAGGTAGTGGTTTCGATGGTTTAGTGGCAATGAATCCCGAAGATGTTGACCTTGATGCATGGTTTTTAGATGTACAACGTGAAGGTAGTTCCGGAGAGTGGTTATCTCTTGATCAAGATTTTGACGACATTTAAGAGAGGTGTAGACAATGGCAAAACGAAAAGAAAAAATTTCATATTGTAAAAAGTTTCTTTGTTTTGACATTGAAACGACTCATGAAAACATAGCAGAAGATTGCGACATAATCTATACATGGCATTGGTCAGTAATGGATAGCGACTACAACTATAAAACGTGTTCATCATGGTCAAATTTATATGATTACTTGCATAGCCAATATCAAACATTTGCAACTCAAGGCGAAAACCGTCTCATCGTATACGTACACAACCTCTCCTATGAAATGGAAGCAATAATAAGAAATCTTGAGGGACACACCATGACGGGCGGCTTTTACATGGACACACACGAACCTCTCTATTTGATCATAGACGATGTTTTAGAGTTTAGATGTAGTTACAAACTCACGAATAAAGGTCTTGCGGCATGTGGAAAAGACGTGGGACTTGAAAAGCTTGAAATGAACTATAAAGATATCGTAAAACCGGGCGAAACGTTGCCGCAAGACAAAGAGCGCTATACATACCGTGATGTTGAAATTATGGTGGCGAAAATCCACCAACTCGAAGAACAGGAAAATAAACCGTTCTACGAATTTCCATATACAAATACTGGTTTCTTACGTGATGAATTAAGAGCTATCATGAAAAAAGATTCCAAATGGATGAAGATGTTTCGCAACACTTCACTTGACTATGACAGGTACGTGATTTGTCGAAAAGCTTTCATGGGTGGCTATACTCATGCGAATTACATGTACGCGGGGCAAATCATGGAAAACGTTGATAGTTATGATTTTGGTAGTGCGTACCCGTTCGCAATCGCAACAGAGAAATTTCCAGTCGCACCGCTTAAACGTTTACCAAATGCGAATATTTATGACTTAAAACGTTTACTTAACACAGACAATTACCTATTTATTTGTACAATCACAGCAAAGAACGTTCGCGCAAGAGGTACAATGACTTATCTTTCATCATCACATTGCGAAGTATCAAGTGATAGTGTTTTGGACAATGGTAGAATTTTTAAGGCAGATATGATTAAAACAACATGTACTAGCCTCGATCTTGCTATCATTTTGCGAATGTACAAGATTGATGCAATTCGAGTAGATGAATGTTACTATTGTAGAGCTGACTATTTACCATCTGGAATTGTTTGTACCATGTTAAAGTATTACAACAACAAACAAAGTTTAAAACATGTAAAAGGCGAAGAATTAAACTACGCAAAAGCAAAAAACCGCGTAAATTCTTTTTATGGTATGTTTGTTCAAGACCCTATTCATGATGTTGTTACACTTGACGGCACGGAGTGGACTTTAGACCACTGTGCTATCACAAACAAAGAGGAAATTTCCGCACAGCTTGAAAAATTTTACAAATCTTTTAGAAGTTTCTTACCTTATCAAATTGGTGTTTTCATTCCCGCGTGGACACGTTATCATTTAATGCATGATATAGTATCGAAGATTGATAGAAACGTGCTCTACTGTGACACAGACAGTGCAAAAGTTATCAATCGAGAAGAATGTATAGACGTAATAAACGGGTATAATGACTATGCAAAATATAAAATAGACTTAGCAATAAAACGCTATGGTTTAGATTATAAACTACCAGAATTAGGATTTTTTGACTGGGAAACTGAAAAAACAGGTGCATGGTTGAAATTTAAGACTTTTGGCGCGAAGAAATATATATATCAAGATACTGATAACAAATTGTATATGACTGTGTCGGGACTCTCAAAGAAAGCTGTAAATTATCTTTCATCAATCGAAGATTTTGAAATTTTTACAACTTTTGATAAAGATGTATCTGGGCGTACGATATCCCACCCAACTACAAACGCAATCGAAACTTACGACAATGGCGGCACATGGATAGAAGATACTACATATACGCTGACAATATCGCCCGAATATGGCGCTTTGATTGGAATAGACGTGTATAGCATCAAGCCGACTATAATAACAAAAGACGGCAAGAAAGAAAATACAGATGTAGATATAAGTAAACGTTTAGATAAGTTTACGGTAAAAACCAAACATTTATCACCAATAATATTAGAAAAGATAGGAGAATAACATGGAAATTGAAAATCTTTATATAACAGTAGGTGACGAAACCTATATAAACATTCCATCATTGTATACTTTAAACGCTGATGTTTACATTGTTTTTGGTGAACGTTCAGCTGGTAAAACATACTCTGTTTTTAAGGGATTGTTTGACGACTATAACGCGACTGGTGCGCAATTTGTATACATGCGTACACGCGAAGATTATCTTATCCGTGGTAGAGCATGGGGTGCAGTCGCCAACATCAAGCCGTATGTTGAAAAAACGCTATGGAAAGAAGAAGCGAACTTGAATTACTATAGTGGTGTTTACCGCAAACAAGAATTAGGACGTAACAATAAATGGGTATACTCACCATGTGGCTATAGTTCTTCAATAGCTTCATGGATGAAATACAAAGGTAATGGATACGATAGCGTTAAAACTATATTTTTAGATGAATTTATCGAAGATGTTGACAATACTACAATTATACCACTTTCCAGAAATGAATTTTTGAAAGGTTATAGTCAACAGCTTTCAACTATAGTTAGAAGAAGAAAAGATGTTAAAATTGTAGCATGTGCAAACAGTATCAACCCCAAAAGCCCTCTGTTTGATTATTACAACATTGATGCACGTAAACTAGAACAGGGAAAAGTTTACATTTTCAATCGTAATCTTGAGGATGGTGATGCACTGAAAATTTGTGTTCTGTATACCGAACCGCCAAAAAAAGCACACGTGTCAAAACATTTAGCCGTTTATGAGTCCCAAACAAATGACATGACTATAAATGGAGCTTGGCAAGAAGAAGTATACCCCGACATTTTTAATCATTTATCATGGAAGTGGTACGCAGAGTTAACGGTTAAAACCAACCGTGTCTATATAGCAGACTTTGGAATAACAGTAATTTTTCCAGAAAAACAACGTTGTCCAATGGTAATTGTAGACGGTAAATATAAATCAAAAAACAATATACTCACAAATGAGTTATATTTACCGACAACAAGAAAATTGATTGAGTGGATGTTATACTATAAACGAACGTCACAAATCTGTGCAAGCTCAAAAGCGGCAAGCGAAAAATTCAATGACTTAATCAAGCGAGTACTTATTGACAGAAATTAAATATATGTTAAACTATAGTTAGGGGCTACCAGACAGACCGCGAAGAACGGGGTAGCTGTGCAACTGTCAGCACGGGCGTGGAGACACGCCCACCTTTTTAGGAAGTGAGGTGTTATGATGGATATTAGTGCAGTTACGCAAATGATTACAAGTGTCGGCTTTCCAATTTGCATGACGTTGATTCTTTGTTACTATATCAAGTATCAGACAGACGTTCACAAAGAGGAAACAAAAGAGCTTACAAATGCAATCAATTCCCTTAGGGAAATGATATCGGAAATTAAAACAGAGTTGGAAGGTGGTGTGAAAGAATGACGTATTATGAAGTAATTAAAAAGGCGTTATATATGTTTTATCACCGTGATGAATATGCATATTTTTACGGTGCAAAAGGGCAAGTCCTAACCGATGAAGTGATGAACACACTTATCAGTCTCGAACCCGCCTATTTTTCAAAGTATACAACACAGGAGTTAAGTGCTTATAAAGCTTTCTCGCGTGGTAAAATCGGACTTGATTGCAGCGGTTTCGTTTCCGCTGTCGTAGGCGTTGAAAATTACAGTACGGGACATTATCATGACGGGGCTGATAAGACAACACCGCTTCTAGGTACAGAAGGTAACGGTTTGTATACAACTTTTGACGGCAAAGGTAGACATGTAGGAATTGACATTGGATACGGTTTTTTCTTACATATGCCAAAAGAGGGACAGACAATCACCTTAGGCAGAATTGCAGAATATGAGTGGGAACACAGTTTCCATTTTGTAAATATTAACTATGAGGGGGCGAAAGCATGATTGATATTGAAAAGATGGTAACTACTTTAAACATTCCAGACGGCATGACGGTTGATGAAATGCGAAGAATCGTTGTAGATGTGCTAGACATGGCAAAAGCTTCAAATGAAGCGGAAAAGGCAATTGCAACAGAAAACGCAACACTGAAAACGGAAAACGACAGACTTAGTAAACAAAACTTAGAGCTGTTCAACCGTGTCACAACTACCATTTCTCCGTCCACAAAACTTAAAGAAGATGAGGAAGAAAAAGAGGAAGTCACAACCGATGATATTTTAAGCTATTATAGTTAATGTTATAGAAAGTGAGGTAGAAAATTATGGAAAAAACAACAAAACCGCTGACAAGCGCACAGCGCGGAGTCAATCTTTTTAACGATGCAAGAAAAAATTCCTCAAACGAGTATATGCGCGCGACAGGTGAAGTTACCGTGGCGACTTCCATTAGTCATGCAATGACACCAATCGTCAAATATGCTCCATTCATGAATGAATTTTTACACTATGTTGTAAATAAGATTGTCATTCAGTCCGTGGAAACTAAGATCTATACCAATCAGTATGAAATGTTGAAAAAGGAAGGTTTTCCACTTGGAACAGACCTTGAAATGAATTACGTCAATCCGGCCATGGGGCGTGATTATGATATTTCTCTTGGAGAAAAGCTTTTACAAGTTACAAAACCAGACGTTAAAACTTGCTATTTCAGACAGAACAGAAGGCGACAGTTTCCAGTAACAATCCCGCGTGAACTTATGGAAGGTGCTTTTACTTCATGGGAACAGCTCGATAGTATGGTAACAGGCATGGTAACAAGTCTTTTCAGCGGTAATGAAATCGAGGAAGAAAACCTCATCAAGAAGTTAATCCAGACTTCTGTAAAAAATGGTGTTGTGATCAAGAAAGAAATTGCATGGGACGATAATGACCCTGCAAATTCATCTGTTACATTTATCAAGACAATTCAGAAAATTGCACTTGATATCACTCACGCAAGTAGCAACTTCAACAATTATCAAGCATACGCGACCGCACAGGGAATTGCAGATGCAACACCTGCTATTACATGGACACCATCTGAAAATCTCTATTTGTTTGTAAGAAGTGACGTTTTAGTTAACTGCAACGTTGAGACATTAGCGGGTGCTTTCAACATGAGCAAAGCTGACTTGGTTGGACGTGTGACACCTTTCCCAGACTTCAGCTACTTAGATTTTGAATCTGCAATTGATCCTGTGACAAAGTACTGGAAAACCATTACAGACGATCAGAATATTTTAGCCGTATTAGCGGATGTTAATACTTTCGAGTACCGCGACAACTTAAGTACAAGTGGTGACTTCTACAATACCGCGGGGATGTATCAGAATCAGTACTTGAACGTTTGGCAAACATACGGCATTAGACCGTGGGGAAATGCTGTTGCAATTTGTAAACAGGCATAAATAAAGGGGGGATTTTATGACAACTGTATACTTGTTTGATTCGCCATTTGACGACAGCGGTAAGCATTTGTTAATCCCAACAGAAAGAAACGTTGAGGGGTTTTTAAAAGAACTTCTCAACGTTCTTCCATATAAACGCTACGATAATGTAACGTGGGAAAGACAGGGGCAGACGTTTCGTTGTCCTGTTCGAGCAGATGAAATTAAACGCTATAACTACATGGCATATCAAAATGAATCAAGACTTGAATTTGCATATATCATTGATTATCAGTACGTAAACAATAAATTGACATATGTAAATACATCTGTTGACTACTGGGCTACCTACATCGACAAATTCACCTTCCATCCGTCCCCGGTCATGAGACAGCACCCAGCAAGTGACGGACTTTTCGCTAACTTCTTTCCAGAGCCAACGCAAGTTGATAGGTGGGAAATTGCAAGAACTGAATACGGTTTTTCAAAAGATGATGACGATTCTGTTTACCTTATGACCGCTAATAACACGGACACTTACGAAAACCGTTCTAGTGATTTCTACGCGGCAATCGCAAATTTCGCCATGGGCGATTATGGGCAGATCAATAATTTCTTTTCGTTGGTATCTGTCAACCCTTGCGAATGTGGCGGCATAGTCCAAAGCAACACGAGTAAGCTTTCCAGAACACAAGCGCTTGAGGTGGTTAAACGGTATGCAAAATGTGGTAGACAAGAGGATATTATCGGAGCTTATCACGTGCCAAAGTTTTTTGCCACTGACATAAGCGGCGAAAATCTTGATAAGGTTGACAACAGAACAGGAGAGGTTGAGTTGGTGCAATCCTTTGTTGAAAAACCTTTGTGGAATAAGCTTTACACTTCCCCACAATTTAACAAGTTAACAGTCAATTGCGGTGGAAGTGCTAAAGAATATGATTTTCGTTATTTTGATGAGTCTGCACTACTTGCCAAAAAATTTAAATTCAAGTGGGCGGCTAATCAATCGCAGTTGGGCGGTATCGTTATAACACCAGAGCAATACGGAAACGGAACTAATGGCGACTATTCGCTTGCAAGTAGTACGTGGGATAGTGTGCAACTTTCGACTACACAGTTAAACAACAGCGGTGTTATGCGCGACTTTGGAAATTTTGGTGTTGCGTCAATCGGAAATCTTTTTTCACTTGACATTAAAGGTGAGCTTCAAGCCGCGGAAACTTTTGCAGAAAATTTGGGTGCAAAATTCGAGGAATCAGACCTTACTATTGGCAACCCAACAGGTACAATTGCAATGTATAATGCGCTTTTCCCTATGATATCTGTCGCGTGGTATTATCCGTCATTGCAAGATATAAAAAAGTTTAACAACTATTTTTGCATGTACGGCTACAACTACAATGGCAGTCTTGCCGACATTGTAATTGATTCTTTACCAATTGTCAACTACGTACACACAAGCGGTGCAATCATCACCGCGGAAAACGCACCGCAAAACGCAATTGCATACATGGCAAATCGCCTTGACAGTGGTGTGTGGTTTTGGCACGGTATCGGAAACTATAAACACACAGACAAAATTCTTGAAAATCATTTTCCAGAAAGTGAGGGCGGTTGATATGGCAACATATATTGGTGAAGCTTCAAAAGATGAAAACGGCAATTTATGGGGTGGTAGAGACGGAGATCAAAACGGACTTGAAGTCCGTGTAACAGGTTGGTTTCCACAAACTGGAGACGGTAGGCGTTGGGACTGGATTGCACGTATTCGCAACCGTCCAGACGTTGCCCGTGGAATTGCTACACTTATGATAGAATCATGCGACAATCAAAATGTTGGTTACAATCAACATAGACGGGAAACTTTTACAAATGAATGTAGAAAAGTCGGGTGGAAACCCAAAGATGTTAAAGTACCGTGCGCTACTGACTGCTCTGCTTTAGTTGCATGTGTATTAAATTGCCTTAATATTTTCGTTAGTACAAGTATGAACACATACAATGAATTAGAACAGCTTAAGAATACAGAGCTATTTGACATATTGTATGACAGTAAATACTTAACAACAGGTGACAACTTGCAAGTTGGCGATATTTTACACATGCCTGGGCATACAGCGGTAGTTGTACAAAATTCAGAATCACATCAACCAGTACCAGAAGAAAAGAAAGAAGATGAACAAGTAGGCGCGCGAATGTGGATAAATTGGCAATACTTCGAGTCTGGTAAAGAATATACTGACAATAGCGGTTGGTATATAAACGGTGACGGTGGGCAAGCTTACGGGCGATATCAGTTTGACTATGAATACGGTCTAGTGCCATTTATGCAATTTTGTGTGCAACAGTACCCGAACCTCTTCAGTGGATTTCAACCGTACATTGATTTGGGTGTAAAAAATCCCGCACTTATCAACAACGCGGGGCTTAAACAGCTTTTCATAGACTATACAAACAACCACCTCGCCGAATTTTCAAAAATGCAAAACTGGGCAATGTTTAACGACTACTATCAACTTATTAGAACGAACATACAAAAACATTTGGGCTATGATGTATCTAACATTGGCGCTTATGCCGTAGGTACAGCTGCAAGTATATCAATTCGTGATAGTGGACACTGGGATGCTGTCAAAGATATATTTGCTGGAACTACTGGAAAAGAGACAGAAAGCGATTGGATAAAGCTAGTCATGGCACGTCAAAACGCTAAAACTGGTTACTATGACGGAGACAGATGGACAAATACACAGTACAACCGCGTCTTTGCTGACATGGCGTCCCAAACAGGCGTTATTCAAATTGGTGAAGGTACAATTTCAGACTCGGACTCGAAAGCCCCTGTCAATCCGGCTGGTGGAAATGCTGGAAGTGCAACAGGTAGCGGTACAACTGAAGTTGTGCAACCAACAACACCGCCCCCACCAATAGGGGGAATTGATGCTAGAAGTATGTTTTGTCCTTATTGGTCTTTAAAATACTTTGCGAATGTTTTGCCACTGAAAATTGAGCATTGACAATCACGGTCAATCTGGTAAAATGTAAGTAGAAGGTTGAGGGTTGAGGGGTGAGGGTGAGGGGTGAGGGTGAGTGATAAATACACCAATTTCCGTGTAGAATTTAGAAAGTGAGGTGTTGAGATTTGAAAAGAAATACCAAAAATCAGAATACACAGACAGAAAACCTTTTAACTATCGGTCTGTATTATACTTTTTTGCGTAGGATTGCTGTTGACGCTTGGACTTTTGAGGGGTTGCCGTTTGATGACGATGACGTTTACAGACATGCCAATAACATTCTCAATGAAAATTTTGTACTTGGTAAGTTGGGGGGACTCTGGAAAGAAGATGGATTTTATGTCGTCGGAGATTGCACAACATCAAGTACTAAGACGTGGTATGGCGGTGCAACAAAGTATCAATGTAAGACGTTCGTGAATACGGTTAGTAAAGACTTGAGCGAAGTTGCTACATTGACGGCTAGCTTGTCACCTTACACAGACTATGACGTTGTTTCTATTAACGGTTTATGTCGACACTATGCCGCGTTGCTTTACGAATGCGACAGGTGCATAAACGTGAATTTAAAAGCACAGAACACGCCCGCCATCTTAAATGCCCCAGATGGTCAAGAGCTGACGTTTGCCAATCTCTATGAGCAAATTGCGGGTCATAAACCTGTTGTCTATACAAGAGATATGTCGCCGCTTAAAAGTCAGTATGATGATATACGCCAAATTGTATATCAGACACCCGCGCCATTTGTTGCGGGAAATATTGAGCAGTTAAAGTCTATGTTAATGTCGGATTTTATGTTTATGTTGGGTGTTAACGGTAGAACACAAAGCAAAGTTGCGCAAGTTTCGAGTCTTGAAGTTATGCAAGATGCACCTACGCTTATGGTTTTAAGAAATTCCTATGAACAAGCGAGACAAAATTTCTGTGATCAATGCAACAGAAAATTTGGCTTAAATGTTAAGGCAACGTTTAATGACTCAAATATTGGTGATGTTGGTTTACTTGACCAATTCAGTGTCATGGACACAAACAGAGAGACAGTGAAGGAAGTTAAGAACAGCGGTTTAGAAGCTCAAGAAAGTGAGGGTGAGGATAATGACAATTCCAATGATTGACACTAATTTTTTGGACAATGATAAGTATTGGTATGATGTGGGGGCGGCTTATACGCTCCATGTCTATGATATTTTGCAAAATTCGCAAATTGGAAATGACAGGAAATCGAAGAAAAGCTTGTTTGATAATTATGATTTTGCGGCTTTTGGGCTTGACGATTATCCGCTTTTCAGTGAGGAGTTTAGAAAGCCTATTAACGATATGATCATTCGTCATTTTCTGGAGTGGGAAATTGGTTATGAGACAGACTTTTTGTTTCGTGAACACATGAGAGGTGACATGGCGAGAATTATGCCCGAACTCAATATCAAGCTTAAAGCACGGTTTGAAGCTTACAACACGGAGAAAATGTTTGAGACGGAAAACAACGTAAGTGAGCATGTAAGCGATGATTGGCATAAGTTTTTAGATACGCCGCAAGGTCAAACAGATTTACTCGATGATAACTATTTGACAAATGTTTCAAAAAATCATGTTGATGATAGGACAACTCACCACGGCTCAAGCGGCAACGCGGCAACTAACGCACAGAGTTACACAACAGCGGTTTGGGATTTTGAGACGGAAATTTGTGATAAACTGAAGCATAATTTTTTGGGGCTTTTTAGGTGATTGACGAAAATTTTAAGTGTGGTATAATGAGTTTAGAATTATGAAAGTGAGGTGTAAATATGGCAAATATACCTATTATCAATCCACCAGATAGCGAGGAAAAGAATTTTTTATGGTGTACACAGTTCACAATCCCGTTACTTTTCGATGATTGCCTAACGGATTTACAAAAGCTATGCGCACTATACACAAACCAACAGAATTTGATCAGCCGTTTGAATGATTGGAATACCGATTTTAAAAAGTGGGCATTAAGCGTTGAAAGTGATATCAACGCTTTACAAAGTGATAAGGCGAAAAATACAATTTTAATTGGCGACAGTTACGGTGACGGATATACACCAGACGGAGCAGTAAAATCATGGATTGCTATATTAAAAGACACATATTTTACAGACGGAAAAAATTTTTCATCAAATGAGGGCGGTAGCGGTTTTGTTGCTGTCGGTCAAAATGGCAACACTTTTTTAATGCAATTGCAGAATGTTGTTAATTCAATGTCTCCAGATGATATAGAAAATTGTGATACAATTATTGTTGGCGGTGGCTGGAATGATATTTTTCATGCTAACGAAGTCAATACAATAACTAATGCAATTTCTATTTTTGTCAAAACTGCTAGCAAACTTGTCCCAAATGCCGTTTGTTATATCAGTTTCATTGCTACACCGGGATGGAAGAATATAACGACACATGCATTATATCGAAAATGGATAAATTGCAAAACCGCTTATGCTACAACTTGGCTACCATATAAAAATTTATACGGAGCAGATATGGCGCTACGGTGGAGTGGTGTCATGTCTAGTGATTTTATCCACCCTAATGGAATTGGTCAAGGTTCAATTGCTGATTCTATCTATAAAGCAAAAAATGGCGCTAATTTCATGAGTAGAACAACAGATAATTTCTATATTTCAAGTGAACTTGGCATACCTTCATATAATCAAATCAAGTTTGCAATTACAAATGGTCATGCTGTTGCAACTTTAGGCGATTTGGAACGTGGTTTTGTCGGTATCACTTTTACTAATCCTGTCACGTTTGATGCTAATACAGTGCTTTTTACGCATGACATTACATGTATAATTGAAGAATCACGTTGTACTTGTAATTGTATCTATGAAACCGCTGATAAGGTTTACCACCAGACAACAGCGGTTTTAACTATTAACCGTGACGATGGAACTACAAAAGATTATGATAAAATTCGTATCTTTTTATTTGACGAAAACGCTTTTCCTAGTGACGTTCTTTCCGTCCAATTATATGGTGCACAGTTTGAATTTACGCTGTTTTAATTTTAGAAAGTGAGGTATTTATTATGGATTTGTTAAAGTATCTTGAACCGATGAAGAATTTACCAGAAAGATTTTCTAATCTTGCGTTCTGGAGAGGTGTCAGAAAGCTGAAGGATGATGTTGTTAATGCGTTCGAGTATGTGGATAGTTGGGGGGAGAATATCGAACATACCCTTAGTAACTTGCCAAAATTGCCACCATTTGGCTACTATGATATTCAACAATTAGTAAGTGTCAATATTACAGATATTTTTTGGACTAAAGCGCTTATGACAACTGTTGGCGATTCCACTTTGATTAGTTTTAATGGCCCGCTAGAACTTACATTAGAGAAAGCCCCCAACGTTCCCCCTACGATTCAAATAGGGACTACACCACAGTTTTCCATGTCAGTCGGCTATATGTTTTGGCATAATGATACAAAACATGTTGTTATTTATTTCTCGCCTACGATTGTTCACATGTCCAGTACAGATTTGCAAGGTAAACCTGTTTGGTGTAATTATTTCTAAAAATAAGCCGCCCGTTTAGGCGGCTATTTTTCTATTTGTTCGGAAAGGTGATTTCTAACAGGTATTTGAGTGCTACTAACGTTATTTCCATAGCAGAAAATTCACGTGCGTTTCTAACGGCTTTTACTCTATTAAAAAAAGCTTTAATCATGCGTTTTGCTGTCAAGTTACTTCCGTATCTCGAGACTAAGTCTGCAATTTCATCATACATCTGGTTTTTCTGTTTTGTGGTTAATGCATCCATGGTCAATCCTCACTTTCTATAATGGTTCAACTGATACTATAATTTTAGTGTCGTCCGTTCTATGTCTGAATTGCTCTCTAGCGTGCGATTCACTGAAGCCAAATATTGTATCATAGTCTGTTCTATCTAGCAACTTGTCATAGTATTCAATCAAATATAACTTCATCTTTATACCTCACTTTCTCCTGTTAATCTATTGTGAATATCGTCACGAGTCACCCAGTATTCGATTGTCATGTAATTTGTTGAACGTCTGCCCTTATAGAAACATGGTCTTGTGCGAACTACGCCTTTTCCATACTTTCCATTATATGCGTGTACGGTTGAGCAACCTTCATTCATATAGCCCGGAACGTCTGCACATGTGACATAGTGCAAGCCGCGTCTGTGACAATAATCACGGGTGTCATCTAATAACGCGTTCATTTCTGGTACATTGTCGATTGTGTTGCGCTTGTAAATTCCATAAAGATTCATATTTGCTCCATTCTCCCCGTTATGCCGATAGGACAGCTATAATTGTTATTATCTTCATGCTCTGCTTTTATTGTATCTGCGAGATTCATGGTGTCCAGTTGCATCCTCGCAACTTGAAGCCCATACACCGCTTTCCACATTTTGCATTGACAATTTCGCCTTTATATAGTGCCACATTGCATTTGATATTTCGCCTCTCGCCAACATTACATTTTTTCTTCTCATTAAGCTCGTGTAACAGTTGTCGTATGATTCCACCGTTTTACATTTTCGCAAGCGTGTAAGTGTTTCTTGCAATTCCCTATATACGGTAAAATATCTCTGTCGCTTTTCATCAAACATGTCAAAATCAAGGTTGGAGAGTGTGGAAAGGCTGACGTGATGCCAATTTGGATTGCTGATTGCTTCATATCGTTTCCATGTTTCCGCGCACCACTTTTCACCGCAACAACGATTCCCTTGCCTGTCTGCCGGACAACCATAATAACCGTTATTGTACATTTTACATTTATGTGCAATTGTATTTCCATATCGTTGTGTTAGTAATTCTTCCATATACAATACTGTTTCCATACAATGACTATTTATGCTCACATGTGGTACTAAACTATGTGTGTCCATAAGATATTTAATTCTATCGTGCTCGGTTGACTCCTTGCTGTCTAAAATTTCCTCATATTCGTTATAATCTTCTGTTGGATGTAACTCACAAAATTCACGGCTATTTAAGAAGAAACAAACAACTTTCTTATGAATTGCATCTAACGCTTGTTTTTGTGTTCTGTAATCGTCTAATATCAATTGTCCAATATATAAGTTACATTCATTTGTAACATAATAAACGTCAATCACTTCTTTATTTACCAGAACACATTTAATTGTTAACCATGTGTTTTCACTATCCATTGTCATTTTGTCATAGTTACATTTATATAATTTTGAATAATCTTCGATATGTGCAACTTTTGGATATGCTACACATTCAATTACTCCATTGTCTACCATAACCGCGTCCTCATGCCAACCACTAATTCCAAATGCCATGTACTCCATAAACTTATAATAATTTTTTGATTTTCTCATATTTGCTATCTCCTTTTCTTTATTTTGTTTTCTTTATCTTTCTGATTATATTATAGCAAATTTCAGAAGATATACAATGATATTATTTAACCTCTTATCAGAAGATTTCTTGATATTATTTAGTTCATAGTTTGTTAATAATTGTGACATGATTTGTTCATACTTCCACACGTTACCACTTTAACGCGGTGAAGTTTAACACTTTAACGCGGTGAAGTTTAACACTTTAACATGCTAAAGTGTCAGACCTGTTGTTCTAAAATTTTCGGCAAACGGAGAGGTGATCCCAGATAT